GTCTTTGATGCCGACGATTCAACGTAACGGTGCCAAAATCGTCGACGCAGTCGCCGTCAATGACCTGCTCGATCAGTTCAAGCGCGAAGCCGCATGGACGAGTCCTTCGCCTGCGCCGGGGAATACCCCTCGCAGCAATCCCAATGATGCACGCCGGCAACGTCAGATGGCGGCGTCTGTGCAGACCTCCACCGGAGGCATGGGAACTGTCAGTTCCAAGGGGACCGACAATTTCGATGCCGCTTTCGCGGAGGCCGCAGGCAAGTTCACCTGACCCGGCCGGCTGCGTCCTGACCCTAGAAAGGGGTTTTTGACATGCCCGATGGTACGACGAAGTACGGCGATATCAACCAGCGCACCGCGGCCTACGCCACCGCAAAGATGCTCGCGTACGCAAAGCCGACGATGGTTCTGCAGGCTTTCGGTGAATCCAAGCCGATGCCGAAGAACAAGGCGGACAACATGAAGTTCCGCCGCATGATCCCGTTCGGCGCGGCCACCATTCCGCTGGTGGAAGGCGTAACCCCGACTGCTCAGAAGATGCAGTACGAGGACGTCGCAGTGGCCATGAAGCAATATGGCGCGACCATCATCATCACCGACGTTGTCTCGGACCTGTCCGAAGACCCCGTCATGATGAATGCTTCGGAACTGCTCGGTGACCAGGCCGGCAACACGATCGAGCAGCTGACCTATGGCGTCGTTCGCGCGGGCACTTCGGTGTTCTATGCCAACGGTGCCGTTCGCACAGCCGTGAACACGCCGATCACGCTCAACAAGCAGCGCGCCGTCACCCGCTATCTCAAGGCCCAGAAGGCCATGAAGATCAGCAAGGTGCTGGCGCCTTCGGTGAACTACGCGACGCGGGCGGTCGAAGCCGCCTACATCGCCGTGGCCCACACCGACGTGGAAAGCGACATCCGCAACCTGGCCGGGTTCAAGACCACGGCCGAGTACGGCACCCGCACCACGATCTCGGAGCATGAGATCGGCAGCGTCGAGGACGTGCGCTACGTCCTGTCGGCCGACCTCTCGCCGTTCCTCAACGCAGGCGGTGTCGCTGGCGGCACTGTCCTGTCGAACGGCGGCGCCCAGGCCGACGTCTATCCGGTCATCTACTTCGGCAAGGAGTCCTTCGGGCTTGTGCCGCTGAAGGGATCGGAGTCGATCACGCCCATGGTCGTGAACATGAAGCCGAGCAGCAGCGACCCGCTCGCGCAGCGCGGCTACGTCTCGTTCAAGACGTACTTCGCTGCCGTCATCCTCAATCAGACGTGGATGACCCGGCTGGAAGTGGCCGTCACCTCGCTCTGAGGCTGACGGCATAGCCTGACGCCATCCGGCGCCGGGCAATCGACAGGGGCGGCATCCATCAGGGTGTCGCCCCTCGTCATTCGGGAGAATGAATTATGGGTATCAAGATTGGCACGGTCGTTGGGACCGGCGCCGCGATCAACGTCAGTTGCGGGTTCCAGCCCGAGGCTGTCATTCTGTTTAACGGCAATGATGCCGGCGCCGCGCACCCCATCATGTTCTGGGCGGACAACATGGCCGCGGCTTCGGCGATCAAGCTGCTCGCGGCCACGCAGGCGCGCATCAGCACGCTGGGCATCAGCACTTACCCGGGCACTTCCGCAGGCGCGGGCAAGGGCTTCACCATCGGCGCGGACACCGACATGAACGTCGCCGGCGAAAGCCTGACGTACATTGCACTCCGCTCGAACCTGACGGAGTCGTGACGTGAGCGGCGCACGCACCCGCTCCATCGTCATCGCCTCGTGCGCGCTGGCGATCAGCAACCGCCACTCGGTGACGGTCAACGGCGAGACGAAGGAAATGCTCGTCGACACGCCCATCGAGGCGACCGACGCGCAGATCGAAGTCCTCGACCACGCCGGCATCAAGTGGGCGCCAGCGCCTGCGGACGCCGCCGATGCAAACGTCGATCGCAACGGTGATACCGTGTCGCCCACGGACGTCGCCGTTGTCACAGAGACGGTCGACGGCAGCGAACCGGCGCCAGGCATCGAGCCTGTCGAAGTGCCGACCGACGTTGCCGTCTTCGCCACCTCCGAAGGTGGGACCGAATCCGCTGCGCAGGAACTGCTGCGCACGGAAGGGCTGCTTACCAGCGACGGCGTCGCTCCGGTGGGCGAGCCGGCCCCTGCGGAAACCAAGCCTGCCGCCCCGGCGCGCAAGCGGGCTCCCGCAAAGCCGAAGAAGGCGACCGTCAACTAACGGCCGCTCGCCGCCGGTGACCAGTGCATCGGCGGCCCCCTTTCCCCAACATCAGCAATGGAGCCTGTCATGGCCACCAAGACCATCCGTTATGTCGAAGCATCGGCAGCCGAACTCCGCGCATGGGTCGCGCAGACGCTCAACCTTGACGTTCCCAAGACGCTCAACGGCGCACAGATCCGTGCCAAGGTGAGCGAGGTGCAGGACGCGCCCGACGAGATCACGTTCGATGACGGCGTTGCTCTTTCCCGGCCCGATGGCGCGGCCCCTGTCGGCGCGTCGCGCGGCGGCGGCATGACCGCATCCGGCTCGCGCGGCGACCCGCGCGTTCGCCTCTGGATCAGCGAGTCCGAAGACGAGGCAGGCAAGCGCCCGGTGCCGGTCGCGGTCAACGGCGTGCAGATTCTGCTCCCGCGCAATGAGGAGTTCGAGGTGGGCTACCGCTACTACCACGTCCTCAACAACGCGACGAAGACGACCTATCGCCAAGACCCTGACACGCAGGAAATGATTCCGACGACGATGCACGAATACCCGTTCCAGTTGCGCGGGCCGCTGCCGTCGGCGGAAGACCTCGCAGCCTGGGCCGTCGCCAACGCGCACTTCGCGGCCTGACCGTGAACTATCTCGCCCTCTGCCGTCGCGTTGCCCAGGAAAGCGGCACGATCAACAATGGCGGCACGCTCCCCTTGACCGTCACGGCTCAAGGGGGGCGGCTGGCCAAGGTCGTCGGCGGGACTCAGCAGGCATGGGTGGACATTCAGAACCAGCGCAGCGACTGGCGCTGGATGCAGGGCGAGTTCGCTGGCGCGCTGCTGCCATCGGTGGCGCGCTACACGCCCGCATCGCTTGGCATCCCCTCGCGCTTTCGAGCATGGGTGGAGAACCGGCACGGCTATCAGCCTTTGTCTCTTTACGATCCCGATATCGGTTTTGCTGACGAGGGCTCTCTACGGCAAATCTCATGGCAGACGTGGCGGCACCACTATGGGCGCGGCGCGCAGGCAACCGGCAAGCCCGGCTTCTTCGCCATCAGCCCCGGCAACGACCTGTGCTTCGGCTCTGTGCCCGATCGGGCCTATGCGGTACGCGGCGAATACTACAAGTCGGCGCAGATTATGGCGGCCGATGCCGACGTGCCCGAAATGCCGGAGCAATATCACATGGCAATCGTCTGGAAGGCGGTCATCTTGCTGCATCAGCACGACGAGGCGGTGCCCAACGTCAACATGGCCTCGCAAAACTTCGACATGGCAATGCGCGACCTCGTCAACGACCAGTTGCCTGAGATCACCGTCGGCGGGCGCGTCGCGTGACCCAGCAGCCCAAGCACATTGTCCTCGCCGGCGGGCTCGACCTCGTCACGCCCGCCATGACCATTAAGCCCGGCAGGCTGATCGACGCCATGAACTACGAGGCTGTCGCCAACGGCTATCGCCGCATGGACGGCTATGAACGCTGCGACGGCCGTAGGGCGCCGACGGCGGCATCGTACTGGATGCTGGCTCACGCGCCGACGGCCTATGTCTTCACGGCTGACAGCGTCGTCACCGGCGGCACCTCGGGTGCGACGGGCACAGTCATCGGCGTGACGCAGTTGGAGGGGTTCGTCATTCTGACGGCGCTGTCGGGCGCCTTTGTCGCGGGCGAGAACCTGCTTGTCGGCGGCATTGTCCGCACGACGGCGCTGGCAACCGCGATCGAGCGCGGCGCGACACAGGATAATTTTGACCAGGCGTATCTGCTCGCGGCCATCGAAAAGGCTCGTTCGCTCATTGAGACGGTGCCCGGCTCGGGACCAGTGCGCGGCACATGGGTCTATAAGGGCCAGCGGTACGCCTTCCGCGACAACATCGACGGTACTGCGGGCATCATGCACCGGGCCACGCCAGCAGGCTGGGCGGCAATACCCGCGGCGACGGTGCCGGCTGGCGGGCGATACCGCTTTCAGAACTACAATTTCTACGGCGCCGCGAACTTGGAGCGCATGTACGGATGCAATGGCGTCGGCCCGGCTTTCGAGTTCGACGGCGCGACATTCACCTCGATCTCGACGGGCATGGTCGACGACCGACCAACACACTTGGCCTGTCATCGCAATCACCTGTTCCTGGGGTTCCGCGGCGGCAGCCTGCAGAACTCGGGCATAGGCACGCCGACGGTTTTCACCGCCATCACAGGCGCGTCGGAAATCGGCATCGGGCAGGATATCACCGGACTGCTGCCCGATGTGTCGGACACCCTTGTTGTCTTTGGGCGCAACCGTGTCGCTGTCCTCTACGGCTCGTCGGTCGACGACTTCGACCTGCGCGCGATCGCCAATGACGCCGGCGCGATCGAGTGGACGGCGCAGAAGATCGGCACGCCGCTGTATTTCGACGACGCCGGGCTGCGCTCGCTCGACACAACCGACAAATACGGCGACTTCATCATCGGCACGCGCACCAATCTCATCCGGCCGCTGCTCGATGCCAAGAAGAAGGCGGGCGTGAAGCCTGTCGCCTCGATGCGGGTTCGCTCCAAGGACCAGTATCGCATCTTCTTCGACGACGGCAGCGGCATGACTGCCTATCTCAACAAGGCGACCGAGATCATCCCGTTCGACCTGAGCGGGATTGTCCCCACCTGCAGCTGCGCGTCGGAAGACGAGAATGGCGACGAGGTGCTGCTGATCGGCGCTGAAAACGGGTTCGTCTATCAGCTTGACGTCGGCACCAGCCACGACGGCAACGCGATCGACTATTTCGCGCGCCTGGCTTTCGACAACATGGGCTCGCCGACGACAAATAAAGTTTTCAGAAAAGTCGAGATTCAGCTAGACACGGAATCGCTTACCGAAATCCATGCGGTAGCCCAATTTACCTCACCCGGCGACAGCTACCCGGTGCAGGCAGAATATGCGCTCGACCAGACAGCGTCGCGCGATGCCGGCTACTGGGACAGCGTTCTATGGAACGACTTCTACTGGTCCTCGCAGACGAGCGGGCTTGCAGAAAGTCACATTGACGGGTTTGGGCGCGATATCTCGCTGACAATCCTTGGAACATCAGCCGAGCAGTCGTCGCACACCCTCAAGGCGCTGTCTTATCACTACAGCATGAGGGGTCTTGCCCGATGAGTTATTTCGCGTTCACGACGCCTTTCATCCGCCGAACTCTGGCGCGCGCCGAACAGGTCAACGCCGTCTTCACCGCTGTGGAGGCGGGGTTCACGCTTGTGCCTGAGCGCAACCTCATTCTGCAGGGGCGCGCGACCTATGGCGCGGACGTGCCAGGCGCCGCCAACGTCTATGCGGTGCAGTTGCCCTATGCACTGACGGCCTATGAAACTGGGATGGCCGTGACGTTCAAGCCGACGAGCGGCAATACTAGCGCGGCCAGCATCAACCTTGTGTCCTCGACAGGTACGGCGATCGGGCCTCGCGCGCTTGTGCGACCAGACGGCACGCCGCTTGTGGCTGGCGATATCGCGGCCGGCGGCATGGCTGAGGCGCGCTACGAC